CGAAGGTTGGCTTTAATCTTAAAAATGCGTTGTCCATACTGCAAATATAATTAATTATTTAAAGCAATTGCTAAAGCGGTTGGAGAATTATAAGTAAGTCCGTTCAAAATTACTTTGTCAAACTTTGTAGGATTTATCAAAGCAATGCTTTGTTTGTCGAAAATTTGTAAATATTCGCCTGTAAACCTAAACCATTCTAGCAAACCAATCACTTCTGTATAACCAACTTCGTTTATAATTAATTGGCTTGTTTTTAAAATTGTAACAAAATCGCTTTCATTTCTTTCCTCGCCTGTGATTTCCATAACGCCATCACGCCAAACCATATCTACAACTCGAGGATGAATTTTGTACATTTTATTATTTGGGTCTAAAATCCTAATAAACCCCTTTAAATTTGCAATATCTTCAATAAGTTGCTTTGCAACCTCAAAACCAATTGCTATTTTAGTAGTTATTTCGTGCTTGTTTAAAATCTTTACAGATAATTCGGAAACCAATAAATTAGCTTGTTCTGTTAGTACTTCGCCACCTTGAAATTGCGTTGTAAGTTCCCCATTATTTTTAAAGTAAGTATTTCTTACAACTCCATTAGGCACGTCTTTATTAATTGTTGCCAAATAACTTGACCAACTATTTCTGGACAAATTCCGCTTAATTGTATATTTTAAATTTGAAAAGTTTTCAGGACTTTCGACTCCTTCAATTAAATCAAAGCCCTCATTCGTTCGATTGGTTAAAAATACATTTGTTAATGGGTATCTTAAATTAATAAAAGTTTCGCCTGAAAAATTACAAACACCACTAACAAAGGTTAATTCTAAAATAGTAGCTGAATGCTGTAAAACTGCGTAAAATCCAATATTTTCCCCTCGCGTTATTTCTACCGTATTGCCATTTTCAAATCCTAAAAGTAGCCAATTTATTGCTTTTGTGCCTAATATTTCTAATCTAGTGCCGTCAAATAAAACCCGCATTAATAACACCGCTGGCAAATTTCCAAATGAATTTATAGGAATTGCAACACAATCTAGTAAAACTATCTTATCGTCAGTCGGCAATGCTGTTGTGTTTTTCAAAGCGTCTTTTCGCATTGTTTCAATTAAAAACGGATCTCGAATGTGGTTTATTGAAACTTCTGTCGTGTTATCAACTTGCTCGTTTGCGTGTTGGAATTGTGCCTCTGTATGGACGGAATCAACAGTATTGCTTTCGTCTTTATCGTTTTGAAAATTTTGGTAATTAAATTCTAAAGAAAAATCTTTAAATCTATTGTTAAATTTACGTTCAAATATTGCTTCATCGGGCGAAACATTAAACGCGCCAATATCAATATTTGGATAAAATGCGGAATACTGAAGCAATTGGACTTTGTCATCTAATATTTGGTAGTCTCCATTAAACTCTTTTAAATCGTTCATTTCGTCTTTAAAAACAAAGTTTAAAGGTTTGTCGTCTTTTTGTCTAATCAAGTTACCATTAAAAACAAACTGGTCTTTAAATTCGCCTGTTTGAATGTCGGTTGCTTCTAAATTTAATCCTGAAATACTTTTAATCCCTTGTTGCAAAAAATTAAAATACGTTACTCCAAATATTACGGAATTAACCGCCGTCGATGTCGTTTCCATAGTGATTTCACTACTTACAACCGTTCCATTTATTGCACAATCAGCATTTCCAAAAACACCCCAGTACACCCAAACCGACTCCCCTACTTCTAATCGATCAATTGTATAGGTAAATGTCTCATCTACATTCACCGTCTTTTCTACACTTGAAACGAAATTGTCATTATAAAGAGTTATCCTTTTAGGGTTTGTGTTTTGCGCGGAATATATTTGTCCATAAATTACATATAAAAATACAACTCCTGAACCAGGAAAAGGCCCTTGAGTAACCGTGTAACTCATATTTTGTTTAACACTAACTTTTAAATTCGTCAAAGTGCTTTCTGCACGAATTAATTTATAATTATCAGCCATTGAGGGCGCGTCGTAATCTGGTGCAGTTATAATTGGTTCAAATGCCGTTAAAGTATCTTCTATGTTTGATTTTTCGATAAATAGCGCAAAGTTAAACGCCCGTACTTGGTTTATCGGATCGGTGGAATCTACAAAATCATTAAGTCCTTGCGAGACCCAATTACTAACTTGAATTGTGGGTTTTGCCTTAAGTAAAATTTTGGTTTTTGCTAATGGTATTTGAGTATTTCCAAAGGTATCTACCAATCCAAACACATCAGTTTTAATATCTTTTTTTCTTTCAATCAACGCCCTAGTTGTATCTTGAACTATTGAGCAACTAAAATATTTTAGATTATCGGTTGTGCTTTCAGATATGTCCAAAAGTCCATTATTAAAAGTGTTTACAAAAAATTCAATTTTACTTTCGCTACCCCTTTCTGAAATAGCTTGCAAAATTTCATCAAAACACATTGTAAGATTATTAATCACAACCCCGTTTGGTTGCGTTCTTGGCTCGTCTGCTTTATCAAAATAACCGCTAATAAATTGCAAATCGATTTGTTCGGCACCAATGTTTTTATCCCTGCCAAATCCGTTTGCCCTTTGCGAAAGTTTAAAGCTGTACGCGTCGAATCCAATAGGTTCGGTTATTTCTATTTTTCCAAAGTTTGGACTGACAAAGTTAAGGTAGAATTTCATTTTGTAAATTTAATAATTAATTGCCTTTGACAAACAAACGATTGTTTAAAACTTTTGTTCTTTGGCCGTTGTTTGATTTCCATTTTGTAATTCCGCGCTCGTCAAAGCTAAAACCGCCACTATTACGATTTGTCGATTTAATTAAACGTTCAATTCCTGAATTAAAATCGTCTTTCGTCAATCCGTTACCTTTATTTCCTGTAATTCCTTGAGACAATAAACCTCGCATCATTTGCGTTTGCCATTGGTCGTGCGTGTAAATTTGCGTTCCTTTTGGTGCGTCCATTACAACATCGCGCCCTTGTGGTTTAATTATTTTGCCATCGGGCGTTACAATTGTTTCTTTATAGTTTGCACCTTTTCCGTCGTTGACTAACATTAACCCCCCGTCGTGTTCTCCACCTTCAAAAAATGCTGGTATTTGTTGGCTTGCAACCGTTGCAGCCTGAAACGCTCCAATAACCCCAATAGCAATAGATAAAGGCACATTTGGTGGTGTACTTACCAAAGCACTTACAACTCCTTGAGCTGTGTTTATTAAAATATTAAAAACCGCTAATTTTTTTTGCGCTTCTGCTTCTCTTATTTGTATAGCGCGCCTTCTTTCATCGTATTGCTCGGTTATTGCTAATTGTGCGCTAGTGCTTTCTCCAGCAAACTGCAAAGCGACTTCTTTTTGTTGTTCTAACCTTCCATATTCAGCATCAAAATTTCGCTGACTTGCGCTGTTTATAAAATTAAAAGCTTCTTTTGCCACTTCAGAAATAGCTAAAAATGTAACGGCAAACTTTTCTTGTAATGTATCTGCGCCTTGCATTAATTTACTAAAAGTCCCATCAAAGAATATTTGTAAAGAAGACAAATTTGCATCGGCTAAAAATCCTTCTTGAAAACTTCTGATATAATCGTCTGTTGCTCGTTGTAATTCAATTAAAGCCTCTTTGTTCTGTGTTATTGCTTGATTTTGCTCTTTAAATCTATCAGTGGCAGCTTTTGCACTACCTGCCAAAGAATTTTCACTATCTTTAATTGCATCAATGTATTTTTGCGTATCTTCAATTAGCTTTTGATAATATTGGTAGTCTTCACTGGTATTGCTAAATTGTGTCTGCACCTCTTTTAAAATAGAAACTTGACTTTCTAATTGCATTAAAAGACTTTCGTAAGATTTAGCCTGAGCCTCAATACCTTCTATTTGTACTCGCTTTTCTTTTGTGTTTTTCTTTGTTTCTGCCGTCTCTTCTATTGTGCTTTCAACTATTTTGCTTTCTACTTTTAAAACAGATCGCAACCCTTCAACATAACCTACTAAACGCGAACTTAAGTTATTTAATTGAATTAAGCGTTCTTCATTTTCTTTTTGAATAGGGCTTACTTGTCTTTTATTTGTTTTACTACTTTCGATTTCTGCATTTTCTGATAATAACTTATTAAATTCAGCGGTGTTTTTTGCAATTTCTTTTCTTGTCCTAACGATTGCCTCTTCTGCATACGCCTTTTTTTCGTCCGTTTCCGTTATTTTAGATAATATTTCTTTTGCATTTGCCGTTCCTTCCTCTTTTTGTCTTTGTAAAAATCCTTGTCTTAACTTTTCGTTTGATGTAAATGCGGCGGAACTTAAGGTTAAAAATAAAGTTATATTTTTAATTGGGACTTGTAAAAAATTTGACAATGAACTTTCCCCCTCTAAGGCGGATAAAATAAATCCATCATAAGCCGATGTTAACAGAGTCAATTGACCGCTTAAACTTTTTAATTGTTCGTCTGCCATTTTTTGAGCTGAACCGCCCGCATTTTCAAAAGCAATCCCTAACGCTTCTACTTTTGGTATATTTTTACCTAAAATAAGCAACGATGTTTGAGCTGTTCTGCCTACTTCATCAAACGCATCTTTTACACTTATTCCGTTTTTTGAAACTTCCCTTAATGCCTCGGCAAAAGGCTTGCCCGTCATCGTCAAATCTGTTAGAATACGTCTTAATGATGTACCCGCCATTGAGCCTTTTATACCGTTGTCTGCTAAAACCCCTAACAAAGCGGCTGTTTGTTCAATTGAAATGTTTGATGCCGCTGCAACGGGTGCTACAAACTTCATTGATTCGGTGAAATTAGATATATCTAATGCTGACGAAGTAAAGGATTTTGCCATTACGTCAACCACTCTTTGCATATCCGTTGCTTCGTAATTAAACGCCCTTAATGTTTGACCAGCAACTAATGCCGCTGTTGCTAAATCCGTATCAACTGCTGCGGCTAATTGACTAATTGCAGCCGTTGAATTAAGTATTTCTTGCTCTGAAAAACCTAGTTTTCCTAATTCTTTTTGTAAACCGATTATTTCCGTTGCAGTAAATTTAGTTGTTGCCCCTAATTGCTTTGCATTATCGGTTAATCCTGAGATTTCCTTTCTGCTTTTGCCCAATGTTGCTGCTAAATCTGCGCTAGCTTTGTCGAACTCTTTGACTGTATTAAACGCTCCTTTGACAATGTTTGCAAATAGCATTAATCCACCAACCATTCCAAAGGCTCTCATTAAATTTCCAATGCCTAAAATCGCTTGTTTTGGATAATTACCCACATTCCTATTAAATCTTCCAACTGCCCGATCAGCCGCTAAAACTCTTGTGTTTAAAGATTGAAATTGAGTTTGTGCCGTTCTTAATTCTTGGTTGTATTGTCTTTGCGTTTGGTCGGCTAATTTACCACGTACAATTAAATCTTGATATCTCTTGCTTGCGATTGCTTGTTGTGCCGACAAATTAGCATATGCACCCGCTAAAACCGATGTTGCGGATGCTTGTCGGTTTGCGTTTTGCGTTAAAACTCTCGTGTTAACTATTTCTTCCGCTGTCCTTACATTACTTTGTGCTTTTGCTGCTGTTAGATTAACAGTTTGTTTCTGTAAACCAGCTACAATAGTCGCTTGCTTTTGCAAGTCAGCCGTTAATTTAGAGTTATTAGTATTGTTTGCGTTAAGGTCTTTTGGAGTATTTATTTTACTTAAATTTCCACTTGCTTTGCGCGCTTCCTCTGACAATTTAATAATTTCAGCAACGGAATTTTTTAATTTTAATTCTAATTCCGTAAGTCCTTTAATTGCTTCTTTACTAACAATCGTATCTATTGCGTTTGCCATTTTATTAGTTTTGTTTTGCTTTTTCTTGCATTATTTTCACATATTCAATCCATTGAGCAACGACCACTTTTCGCGGGTTAATTGGTGCTATTTCCAATCCCATTTGTATAATTGCCAATTGTTTATAAAGCGATATGTTTTCTTTTTTACCATCGTCTTTTAATTCGTTTTGCAAAATTGCAATTTGGTTTTTGATTCCTTGCAACTCACTACTTATTCTATTTAAATTTTCAATGTCGCCAACTAATGAGTTTATTTCTGGCATTTTATAACGCCACGCTTTTAATTCCTGAATTAAAGAAAATCTTAACTCTTGACCTAATTTTGTAGGCTCAAACCCCGCATACATTATAAAAATAATTTCTGCAACTGCTTTATATTTTGCAATTAAGTTGTCAATTTTTGCCCATTTTTGTAGCTTTAATTCAAAACTTCTATCTTGTAAAGCGTTGTAATATTGCTCCATTATTTCAATTTCTGGAGTACCAATATCAATTCTTTTAGCGCGTCCATCGTAATTTTTAAGTAACCAATTATTGTCTTGAGTAGCTAAAAATCTATCAAAATTATAAATAGGTAGTTCATCTATTGATTGAAATATTTTCATAAGTGTTTTTTTATAAAGTTATCTAAATCTGGTTTTATTATTTCGTAATTTAGCTTAAAGGCGTTTTCTTTTGTCAATCCTATTAGTTTGTTTTGGTAACCGTCAAAGAATGCTTTTTTTTCGCCTGAACCTGTACCCGTGTTTGTGATTAAAACTTTGGTCAAATCCGAACTCATATCGACTTGAAAATTTCCCATAAAATCGCCTGTATCAAAGAAATTGTACGAGTCGCCCGCTATTTTTAAAGGATTAATCATTTGGGTAGCTAGACTGTAAACACCAGAAAAAACGCTACTTTTATTTTTTAGCATTAATCCGTCAACTCCCTTGCTACTTTCAATTTGATTAACGTTTAAATTTATGATTTTGTTTTCATTTCGAGCAACTGAATTTTCTGTTTCTTTAAGGATATTATCCCGAACAAATTGGACTTTTCGCAAATAATCGTTAATCGTTATCATAAGACAAATTTACATAAAAAAAGCCGTACAAAATGCACGGCCTATAATATCATTATTTTTATCATTACGAAACTATAACGCTTGCAATATCGGATTTGTATAAAACACCACCTATGTTAATCGCTATTGAATTTGCCAACGTAGAAGATGCTAAATCTACCGTGTAAACTCCAGCACTCGTGGCTGCTATTGTCAAAGCCACTTTTCCATTAGCATAAGTCAGACCACTTGGAGTAACTACTACATCGTCTTTTTTCACTAAAACATTGGCCAAAGTCAATCCCTCAACTAAATGCGTTCGATCCAATAAAGTTGGCTTAAAAGTCAAAGTTGTTGCTCCAACTGCAATTGGGTCAATAACAATATTTACATCATTTGCACCGTCTAAATCGGACGGGTCAAAGTCTAATTGATTAGAGGTAATATAAACCATACGCTCCATTTCTAATAAGTCAGAAAATTGCATCAATTGCGTTTGCATAGACGGGTTGTTTCCTTCTTTCCCTTTGTAAGTGCCTGTAAAAAGCATTTTTAATCCAAAGCCTTTAACCTCTCCACCTTTTGTTCGGGTAAAGATTTTGTTTCCTCCAACATCGTAAAATGCTACATTGTAATTGTCTTTTCCGTTTAAAGTTCTTAACGCTTTCCAATTTACCACTCCGTTGTTTAAAACGCCTGTAAATTCGGTAGGCATTTCTCCAGTTACTTGCTTAAACCCTGAACCTTCAACCGTATTAACGTTTGGATCTGGTGTATTTTGTGTGAAACTTTCGTAACCTTTTACAATTACTAAATTTCCAAGTTGCTGTTGCTCCTTGATATAATCTAGGTCCTGAGCATCAGAATATCGGAAACTTTTAGCGGAAAATTCCACTGTTTCAATTCTATCCCAATCAAACGGACAACCCGCCAACCCCGTTCCTTTTACGTCTCCCGCATCACACGCGACAACGTCTAATTGTGCTAATAAATCTGCTAATGCCATTTTATTTGATGTATTTGTTTATTTTTAAAAATTCAATTTCTTTTTTATTGTTTAGCGAAATAGTTTCGCTTAGGTTATAAACCCGTTCTTTTGTGAATTGCTTGAGCACGCTAAAAGTTTCCTCTTTTACTGCTACCTTTTTTGCTTTTCTCATTTGTTAGAATTTAATTGTATTAATGCATTTAGGCTCTCCATTTGCTTTCTCCTCAAATCGAATTGTAATATCTAAAACAACGACGTTTGAAAAATCAGTTACTTTTGTCAAGTCTTCCTCTGTATAGTTTGCTTCTTTTCTTTGCGTATAATCTCCTATAATTGCAGTTACACCGCTCTTTTCAAGTGCTGTAATTACGTTTTTTAATAATGGATTTAATACGTTTTCAAATTCAGTATTCCACACGGTCGGATTTCTATTTGTAACTAACTTACTTTCCTTTACCAAAAGCAATCTACAAACTCTCGTTAACGAATGATTGTATCTATTTACAGCTTCGTCTCCAGATGTTAACCAAATTAAAGGGTACTTGTTTCCTGCAATGGTTTTTAAAAACAAAATTAAGTCGGCTTGATCTCCCCATTCATACTTTATCGGAAAATCTTTGTTGTTGCTGTCTTTAAAAGGTGGCAACTGCAAAAATATTTCTTTAAGTATGTTTTCTGAAACTATCATATTCCTATCTGATTTTGAAATTCAAATATTTTAGGATTTCTGTTTAAGTAAATTGGATTATCATAAATAAATTTTAACAAAGAATTGTTTTCAAATTGATCATTAAAATCAAAAACGGTTGTGTACGAATGATAAAAATAGTCATTTGCGCCTTGATACTCCCTTACAAATTCATTCCAAACCCTAACAATTCTTTGAGTAGGATTAACGCCCGTCGCGCCTTTTGGGAATGCTTTAACGTCTCCAACTCCTGCCATATAGCTAACTTCATCTACTAAAAAAAAGTAGTAAACATAGTCCGCTAACAATGATTGTTTTGCCGTGCCTAAACTGTAAACAAGTCCCTTCCAATTGCCTTTTCCGTTTACTAAATCTATCCATTTTTGTGGAATCCCTGTTGTATCAGTTGGAAAAATCCCCGCAACTAAATAGGTTTCGAGTTCTGTTATTTCGGCTTTAGTTAAGAACATAAGCAACAACAAACGACAATTTTTGTCAATCAATAACTCTAAATTAGCAAAAGTTTTGCTATCTGCTTCATCCAAATTTGGAATTGCACGGCTGTTTGGTTGAAAATAACTGTCGTTTATTATGTACATATTGGTTTATTCAGTTTTGGTTGTTTCTACTTGTATCGTTGCATTCTTTTTTGCATCCGCTTTCGCTTTGGCTTTTTCCTTTGCTTCCGCTTTAAAAAAAGCATCCTGATCAGTAGAAAACTTTGCTACTTTCTCATCGCTTACCAAAGAAAATGCCGTAGAACGAACAAAACAATGTTTATCGCCTTTTTTGAAAATCTCACAATCTTCTGTAAAAACTACTTCCACGTGATTTGCTTTCATCTTCTTAAGTTGCTAATGTTGCTAATGCAGTTGTGATGTTAGTCACTTTCAAGAATCCTGAACGGTCGCCGTTTTTAACCAATAAAAGCATTCTTTTTCTAGCTTTCAACGTCATTTCATCTTCTACAAATTGATTTCCTGTCATTCCTTCTGAAATAGTAACCCCGCCCATTTCGTAGATTCTTGCATAACGTCTATCTCCAACGATTAAAACATTATCGGGCATATTGTTATCTTCGATAATAACCAATGCACCAACATTTTCTACATCTTTAAATGTATAGTTGTTATTCAAGTCTTTGTCTAATTGCAAACGGTCTAAAGTGTTTGCATTCATCAAAACCATATCTGGGGAATATTTAGAACCTCTATTGAAAACAATTGCAGTTCTTACTTTCTTAACTAAATCGTAAATGTTTGCTCCTGGGATTCCGCTTGCTGCTGGCACGAATGCTGGCACAGTTGCAACCAATCCTAAAAGAGTTACGCCTGTTCCAGGTCCGTTAATTAATTGGTTATCAATTACCGTGTTTACGTTTGTTTCTAAAAATAATCTCAACTCGCCTGCTGCTTGTACTTCATCTTCAAAGAACTCCTCTGTTACGGGCAAAGTATCGCCAATTTTTTGAAGAGTTGCGGTGTAGTCTTTGTATTTTGCTGTGCTTTCTGGAAATGCTGCGCCTTCTGCAACACTTGCGGCGGCTCTTACTGTTGTTGCTTCATCCCAATCGCGGTATTTAATTACGCCGTTGTGATTTCCAATTCCTACCTGAACTTTTGGCAAAACGTCATAAAGGCTTCTTTTTTTTACTCCTAATTGAGTAATTTCGTTTAATGCCAAATAATTTAGGTTCGGGTCAATTGACGCTCTGTTTGAAAGTGCTTTTAATTCAACTGATCCTTGACCGCCTTTACCAATTTTAACCAATGCATCTTTGTTGTCTTTTAATTCTTTTGACAAATTTTCAAACGGTGTCAACTTTATTTCAGATGCCTTTTCTTGCAATTGCTTAATAGTTTCTTGCGAATCTTTTAAAGATTTTACCAACGGCTCTAATGCCAATTCAATAGCTGCTTTTTGCAGTTCTTGCTCGTGTGCCTTCATTTCTGTTTGGTAGGTTGAAAATTCAACACCTTCCATTTTATCAACCTCTTCTGCTGATTTGTAAATAAATTTCATTTTTTTACGTGTGTTTGATTAATATCTTCTTTTTGTTTTTTGAGTGATTATAACAATCGGCTCTATTGTTTTTTCAAGTGCTTTTGCGGCTTGAATCATTCCTGTGCTATCGTTGCTTCCAAATAAAACTAAACTGGATTCCCTAACGTTTTTTGCTTCTGATACCGTAAAGAAATACAGTATTTCATCTTCAAAATCTTCTTTGTTAGCAATCAAATCAATGTTATCCATGTATGTTTTTAATTCGGCTTCGTCTCCTTTAGACGTGCTTTTCATTGCCAAATTAATACTAACATATTGCATTCTTACAGATGCTTCAATATTTCCTTCCAAAAATTCTTTATAAGACTCTCTAACCTTTGCTTTCGCTACTTTATAAATCAAAACTTCAGTTTCGCCTTTGTAAGTTTTTCCGATTGCAGAAAACGGCAACATTTGAGTAAACATTTCAATATCTTCTTTATTTGCAAT